ATGGAGTGATAATGAAGTATCCTTTAATGTCAGACAATATTACTAGAGAAGATTTAGATTTGGTAATAGAACATCTAAAAAAAGATAATCCAAAACTAACAAATGGACCAGAATGCCGTGCTTTTGAAGAAGCATGGAGTAAATGGTTGGGTGTAAAATATTCTGTGTTTGTCAACTCAGGAGCTTCTGCTAATTTATTGTCGATGACAATGTTGAAGATTCTTCATCCAGAAGGTGGTGAAGTTATTGTGCCACCATTTACATGGATATCTGATATCGCATCAGTTCTACAATGTGGTTTTACACCAGTATTTGTGGATATTGATCTTGATACTCTCGGTATGAACACTGAAGGTATTCTCAAAGCAATCACGCCAAAAACACGTGCAGTATTTCTTACATATGCACAAGGCTTCAACTGTCTTACAGATGAACTGCTATTGAAACTTCAAGCACTCAATATTCCATTGATTGAAGATGTATGTGAGTCACATGGTGCTACACACAATGGACAAAAACTAGGCAGCTTTGGTTGGATGTCCAACTTCTCATTCTACTTTGCACATCACATGTCTACTATTGAGGGTGGTATGGTATGCACCAATGATGAAAATGTATATCACACTGTCCGTATGCTTCGTTCACATGGTATGGTGCGTGAGTGTGGTTCTGAAGCGATGAAACAATCATATCAAGATATGTATCCTGAACTCAATTCAGATTTCATCTTTGCATATCCAGCATATAATATGCGTAACAATGAAATTGGTGGTATTCTTGGTCAGAATCAACTTAAATCTTTGGACCATAATGTTATACAGAGAAATGAAAATCTAAGCTACTTCATGAATAGATTGGATAAAACAAAATATAAAGTTGATTTTAATTATTTTGGTTGTAGTAACTATGCATTTAATATTGTTCTGCAACCAGAGTATGCAAATAAAGAATTTGTAAATAGATTCATGGGCAAACTACGTGATGAAGAAGTGGAGTTTCGTCGTGGATCTGCGGGCGGTGGTAATCAACTTCGTCAACCATATTTGACTGGCGTTTATGGTGACCATTATCTAGATTTTCCAAACACAGAACATATGCATTTTTACTCATTCTATATCGGAAATTATCCAACACTGAGTAAAACAGCAATTGATGAAATCACAAACATTTTGAATAGGATTTAACATGGGACAGTGGCGTGTATTAGTAACTGGTGGTGCTGGTTACATTGGTAGTATTTTAGTTGAGTATCTATTACAGATGGGTTGTATCGTCACTGTGATTGATAACTTCATGTTTGGTCAGACAAGTCTGAACCATCTTTGCGATAATAAAAATCTGAAGATTGTTAATGGCGACATTCGTAATCCAGAGCACATGAACTCTCTGTTAAGAGAAGCCGATATTATCATTCCTTTGGCAGCACTTGTTGGAGCGCCACTCTGCAATAAAGATGTTGTTGGCGCTGACACGACAAATAAAGATGCATTGTTCTGGATGCTAGATCGTGTATCCAAAGACCAGCGTATCATTATGCCTACAACAAACTCAGCTTACGGTACAGGCGATGAGAATAATTTCTGTACAGAAGAATCTCCACTACGTCCAATTTCCAAGTATGCGATTGATAAAGTAGCTGTAGAAGAAATTCTAATGCAGCGTGAGAACTCCATCAGCTATCGTTTGGCTACGGTGTTTGGTATGTCACCTCGTATGCGTACAGATTTGCTCGTAAATGATTTGACTTATCGTGCAGTCAACGATGGTTATGTGGTTATCTTTGAAGGACATTTCAAACGCAACTATATTCATGTTCGTGATGTGTGTGAAGCATTCCTACATGCAATCTATAATTTTGATAGTATGAAGAGTAATATTTACAATGTAGGTTTGTCTAGTGCAAATGTATCTAAGTTAGAACTATGTGAAATTATTAAAAAGCATGTGCCAAATTTCACAATTGTGGAAGGTGATATTAAGAAAGATCCTGATCAACGTAACTACATCGTATCAAACGAAAAACTAGAAGCAACTGGTTGGTATCCATATAATTCATTAGATGATGGTATTGAGGAACTCATCAAGGGTTACACATACCTGAAGAACAACAAGCACGGTAATGTATGACATCAAAACACTATGTAAATAATGCTGACTTTCTATCAGCACTTATTAAGTTCCGTGAAGATTGTGAACAAGCCAAAAAAGATAATAAGCCGGAACCAAAGATACCAGATTATATTGGGGAATGCTTTCTAAAGATCGCAGAACATTTATCACGTAAGCCAAACTTTATATCTTATACTTATCGTGATGAAATGATATCCGATGGCGTAGAAAATTGCTTGATGTATTTCCGCAACTTTGATCCAGCAAAATCAAAGAATCCATTTGCATACTTCACACAGATAATCTACTATGCATTTCTGCGTAGAATTATGAAAGAGAAGAAGCAACTTTATGTCAAGTATAAAGCCACTCAACAGTTTGGTTTACTTGATGAGGGTGAACTATATGAAGATGAAAATGGTAATATGAGACAGTTTGAATTATATGATAATATCTCAGAGTTCATTCATAACTTTGAAGAAAACAAAAAGAAAAAGAAGGTAAAGAAACTTGTAGGACTTGACAACTTTTTAGATGATGATACAATATAAGTATGAAACTATGCATACTTGGAGATACGCATTTTGGAATGCGAAACGATTCATTGGAATTTCATAAATATATTGAGAAGTTCTACGAAAACACGTTCTTTCCATACTTAAAAGAAAATGGTATTACAACCGTTGTACAACTTGGCGATCTATTCGACCGCCGTAAGTACATTAATTTCAATTCACTCTATCTGTGTCGTAAATATTTCTTTGATAAACTTAGAGAAAACAACATCACGTTCATTACGCTTCTTGGGAACCATGATGTCGCATACAAGAACACGCTAGAGGTAAATTCATCTCAACTGTTGCTGAATGAATATGATAATATTACTGTATACGATTCTTTTAGCACAGTCAATTTTGACGGCATCGATGTTGATATTATACCTTGGCTATGTGACGATAATGAAGATGAAATCCTTTCTCAAATAAAACAATCACGTTCACAAATCTGTTTCGGTCATTTTGAAATTTCTGGTTTTGAAATGGACAGAGGTAATGTTTGTCTTGATGGTCTAGATAGTAAGACGTTAGATCGTTATGATGTGGTTCTTACGGGTCACTTTCATCACAAATCTTCAGATGGTACAATCACATACGTTGGTACGCCATATGAAATGACATGGGCAGACTATAATGATCCACGTGGCTTCCATATCTTTGATACAGAAACACGACAACTTGAGTTCATACAAAATGAATATAGAATGTTCTATAAACTAAACTACAAAGATGATCTTGAACACTTTGCTGAAAACTATAAAACATTTGATTATTCTGTTTATGAAGGTTCATATGTTAAAGTGGTAGTTCTGAACAAACAAAATCCATATCTATTCGATATTGTAATAGATAATCTTTACAAAGCTGGTGCGGCAGACATTTCCATAGTAGAAGATTTCGGCGAAATTGAAAATGGTAATGACGATGAATTGATTAATGAAGCGGAAGATACGATGACTATACTCTCCAAATACATAGATAACTTGACACTTGATGTTGAGCCTGCTAAACTAAAGGGTATTATGCATGAATTATATGTTGAATCACTAAGTGATACTACCGAATGATCTTATTCAAAAAACTTCGTTGGAAAAATCTACTATCTACAGGCAATCATTTTACAGAGTTACTTCTAAACGGTAATACAAATACTTTGGTTGTTGGTACAAACGGATCAGGCAAATCAACAATGCTTGATGCTTTGTGTTTTGGTCTGTTTGGTAAACCATTCCGCAACATAAACAAACCAAATCTATTAAATAGTATTAATGGTCGTGATTGTGTAGTGGAGGTTGAATTTTCTATTGGCAGTAAAGAATATAAGATCATTCGTGGAATCAAACCGAATGTGTTTGAAATATACCAAGATTCAGTTTTGCTGAATCAAGATGCTGCTGTAAGAGATTATCAAGACTACTTAGAGAAGTTTATTCTCAAGCTAAACTATAAGTCTTTCACACAGATTGTCATTCTTGGTTCAGCATCTTTCACTCCGTTCATGCAGTTATCGGCTGCTGACCGTAGAGCCATCATCGAAGATTTGTTAGACATTCAAATCTTTTCTACAATGAACAGTCTGGTAAAAGAAAGACTGTCGAACAATAAAGACTTAACTATAGCCAAGAAAAATGAGATATCACTACTTGAACAAAAGTATGAACTGAAAAAAGAATATCAAGACAAACTCAATGAAGATATTGAAGTAAAGGTAAAAGAATATGAGGAAGAGATACTTCTGCACAGAGAAACAATACGCACCTTATGTGGAGAGATTGACGATCTGGAGCAATCAAAACAAACGCTTGCCGAAATCTGTTCGAAAATTCCTGAAAATGAAAAGAAGATTGCTGCGTTTACAAAAGTTGAGTCGCAAATTGAGAGCAAGATATCCAAAGTGGGAACAGATAGGCATTTCTATGAACACAATGCTGATTGCCCAACCTGTAGGCAAGCCATTACCTTGGAGTTTAAAGAGGGGCAACTCACAGAACTTGGTGCAAAAGAACAAGAACTTAGAAGTGGTCTGACAGAACTACAAACAAAAATCTCAGCACATGAAACTCAGTTGAGAATCATGCGTGAAGATGAAAAGAGATTGAATGCTATCAAGATTGAACTTGCTACCAAACAAACAGGTAAAACTGGATTGGAAAATGCTATCAAGAAACTTGAAAAACAAATAAAAGATTTAAGAAGTCCAAAGCAAACTAAATCTGATGGTGCTGAACTAGAAAACATTCAAATACAGATAAAACAATCGCAAGAAGAATTAAAACAATTGTTGAATGATAAAACATATCTTGATATTGCATCAACTCTATTGAAAGATACAGGTATCAAAACCAACATCATCAAACAATATTTGCCAGTGATTAATAAATTGGTAAACAAGTATCTTACAAGCATGGATTTTTTTGTCAATTTTAATCTTGACGAGTCGTTTAAAGAAACAATCAAGTCACGCCATCGTGACGATTTTAGTTACCATAATTTCTCAGAAGGTGAGAAACAGCGTATTGATATGGCATTGATGTTGACATGGAGAGCAGTTGCAAAACTAAAGAACTCTACAAATACCAATCTATTGATATTGGATGAGGTGTTTGATTCCAGCCTAGATACGGGTGGCACAGAAGATTTGATGAAGATACTTCACACATTAGATGGAGTGAATCTATTTGTAATTAGCCATAAAGGTGACATACTGCAAGATAAATTTGCCAACACAATACGATTTGAAAAAGTTCGTAATTTTTCGAGGATAATAAAATGAGTGAAATTTTAACTATTGATACCGCAGCAGGTATACAACAAATTGAACAAGTGGAACCATTGCAAATTTTTGGTGAAGATTATTACATGCTTCAACAAAGAATACCAGAATATACTGGTGGATTTCCAGCACCAGCTTTAGTCACACTTGCTAAACGATTGAAGTTGACTATGAAACTATATTCTGGCTTAGGTCTTTCCGCGAATCAATGTGGTATAGCTGAACGAATGTTCGTTATTGGCACAGATGAGTTTCAATTAGTTTGTATTAATCCAAAAGTTATTGACGAAAGTGATGATTGGGAAAAAGGTAAAGAAGGTTGCTTATCATTTCCTGCATTGTTTTTAAATGTCGAACGTCCGAAATGGATCGAAATTGAATATACCGATGAAGAAGGCAATGTCAATCGAGCAAGACTTGATGGATTATCTGCACGTTGTTACCTACATGAGCTTGACCATTTGAATGGAATAAGATATACTGAGTATGCAAAGCCACTTGCACTTAAGATGGCACGACAGAAAGCAGCTAAATTGGTAAAGAAAATTGTGAGGAATCATAAGAATGGAAAACAACAAAATTCAAGAATCTGACTCATATGAAAACTGTATGGAGTTGTTGACTGATGAGTATCAACCTCCAACACTAAATCGATTCTTTGGTGAAGATGAGAATTCTGATGATGATGGTGTAGATACACAAAATGCCGAGTGGAAAAAACACTGGGTTGGTATGCCAGCATTTGAGCAGAACGATAAGAAAACATTCAAGACAATCTATCTACACTTCCGTAATCAAGAAGATTATGAAGCGTTTGCAAAACTGGTAGATCAGAATCTAACCATGAAAACAAAATCTATTTGGTATCCAAAACTTGAACGTGATGAGAACTCACTGAAGAGATGGATTGAAGATTGATGGACTTTCTCAAAGAAAAGCCGAACGTCTTATTCGAATACTTTCTTAATGACTACGGCAGTCTTTTTTCAATAGATGTTGAAGAATGTCGAGCAATCAGAAAGACAGACAAAATATTTCTTGAGTTATCCAATAAATGGTATGACGATCTAGAAAATCAGGATACCAGAAACATCTACGAAGTCTATAATCATGACTATTACTTTATTGATATATTCAATTGCTTCATAACATATAGCAGAGATTATATCAAGCGTATCATGAAGTCATCTCATTTTTCAAAACTTCAAGATGCCAAAGTTATTGTTGATATCGGTTGTGGAATAAGTTATAGTACATGTCTGTTGAAGCAAGTATTTCCTGATGCTAAAGTTTATGCTATCAATCTAAAAGATACTAAACAATGGAAACTTTGTGAGATAATGTCACGAAGATTTGGCTTTCATTTAATTGAATCTATTCATGAGATTGAAGAGCAAGTTGACATTCTGTGGGCTTCAGAATACTTTGAGCACATCTATAATCCGATCGAGCATGTGGATGATATCATCAATACCATAAATCCTAAACATATGATTATTGCCAACTCATTCAATACATGGGGTATGGGACACTTTACACAGTATGATGTTTATGGTACAATAACAAATCAAGATAAGATTAGTAAAATATTTAATCAGCATTTGGAATCAAAAGAATACCAAAAAGTGAAGTGTAAGATATGGAACAACAAACCTACAATATGGAAAAGAAATGACGAATCCAACATATCCAGTTTATATCGTTTCTAAAGGTCGTGCAGATTCAATGATCACATCAAGATCATTGTCACGTATGAAAGTGCCTCATTATATTGTGATTGAACCACAGGATGAAGAAGCATATGAGAATGCATTAGATAAATTTAAGATTCGTGATTATGTTACATTGATTGTGGCACCATTCAGTAATCATGGTGATGGACCTGGTCGTGCAAGAAACTTTGCGTGGGACCATTCTATCTCTATCGGTGCTAAGAAACACTGGGTACTTGATGATAATATTTCCGACTTCTATAGACTTCACCAGAACTACCGCATTCGTGTAGAATCTGGTTGCATATTTAAAGCAGCCGAAGATTTTGTAGATCGGTTTGAAAATGTACCTATTGCAGGCTTTCAATACAGATTTTTCATTGCACCAAACCAAAGTTATCCACCATATGTGAAGAACACACGTATCTATTCCACGCTGTTGATAGACAATAATTGTAAACATCGTTGGCGTGGTCGTTATAATGAAGATACTGATATCTGCCTACGTGTTTTGAAAGATGGTGATTGTACAATTCAGTTCAACGCTTTCTTACAAGGTAAAGCAGCGACACAAACAGTTAAGGGTGGCAACACCGAAGAGTTCTATCACAAAGAAGGTATTGAAAAGAATCACTGGGTAGATGGAGTAAATGCTGAAGGTACCAGAAACAAATCTGAGATGTTGGTACGTATGCATCCAGATGTGGCAAGAATGGTATGGCGTTATAAACGTTGGCATCATTACGTGGACTATTCACCATTCAAGAAAAACGAACTTCGTTACAAAAAAGATATCGTATTGCCTAAAGGAAACAATGAATATGGTATGAAATTGGTAACAAATTATAAAGCTTGACTTTCCGAAAGCCTCCTGTCATACTATAAGCATAGTCAATAACAGGAGGTAAACATGTCAGAATTGCAACAGTTTGCAGATGAGCAAGAAATGGAATTCTATGCTGCTGTAGCTGATATCAAAAATGCAATAGAAAAGTTCGGACCCGATGTTCTGATAGCAGCATTACAAGTCTCAGAAGGTATCAAAAATGTAATGTTCTATGAACAAGATATTGAGGATGATGGTGACTTGACAAATGTGGTAGTCCCTGATACAATGTATCTTCAGTAATCATTGAGGTTAACGAATGAGCAACATTCAAAATCAAAAGTCTGGTCTTGCCAAACTAATGGCGACCGAGAATCTCACCGTTCAACATGCCAAAACACATACGGCATCGTTCGATCCTAAAAATCGTATTCTGACTTGCCCCATTTGGACTGAAATGTCCGGCGATCTTTATGACTTGCTGATGGGTCATGAAGTTGGTCACGCTATCGATACTCCTGCGGCTGGTTGGCACGGTGCAGTTCATGATCGCGGTCGTAACTATAAGGGCTTTCTAAATGTGGTCGAAGATGCCCGCATTGAGAAGCGCCAAAAGCGCCGTTACCCAGGCTTGCGCCGTTCGTTTACAAACGGTTTCAATGAACTAATGAAGCGTGACTTTTTTGGTCTAAAGGGCCGTGATCCTAATACGCTCACGTTCATTGACAAACTGAATTTGTATACCAAATCTGGTTACACTTTGCCTCTAACCTTCAATAAGATTGAACAGGACTTTGTTAATCGTGTCCAAGAATGTGAAACTTTTGAAGATGTTTTGAAACTCACCGACGAGATTTGGGACTATTCTAAAGAAGAACAGAATCAAACTTTGTTGCCTGAAGATGAATTCACTTTTGAAATGAGTGGTGAAGATGGTGACGAATTTGAAACTGGTTCTGGTGATGGTGATACCGAGATTGATGGTAAAGGCAAAGACAAATCAAAAGCCCAAGGTCAAGGTGATGAAGAATCGGATGATGATTCTGGTTACGGTGACGATGATGGTGATGAGGAAAGCGAAACTAAATCCGAATCTAAATCTGGTGAAGATGGCGAAGATGGTGAAACTGGCGATGCAATTAATCGTTTCAAAGAATCGCAAAGTACCCGTGAACACATGGAACCACGTTGCGAAACTGATGAAAACTTCCGTCAGAATGAAATGTCTTTGGTAGCTAAGAATGCACGTGAATATGTTTATGTGAACATTCCGCAGCCGAAACTTAATCGTATTATTACACCAGCAAAACGTGTTCAGGAACGCCTGACTAAAGAATTCACTGATCAAGTTGGCGTGTCTAGTTACGAACAGATTACCAACAGAATGTATAACGATTTTCGGAAGAAAAACGAACGTTTCATTTCGTTGCTGGCTAAAGAATTTGAAATGCGTAAAGCGGCTCAAAAGTTTTCTAAAGCAAAAACATCGGAGACTGGTGATTTGGATGTCAACAAAGTATTTAAATACCAAATCGATGACAACATTTTCAAAAAAGTTATGCGTGTGCCGAAAGGTAAATCACATGGCTTGATTCTGTTGCTTGATAAATCCGGTTCAATGTCAGAGAACTTGTCGGCATCATATGAACAAATTTTGATTCTTGCCATGTTCTGCCGTAAAGTAAACATTCCTTTTGCGGCTTATGGTTATGGTAATGCTGATCAAGTTCGTGATGCGGATTTTCCAGGTGAACCATCCGGCGACGGTCGTTCGTTGGGTTGCTTCACCGAAAATCAAAATGAAATGTGGCTTTCATCTGTGTATCTACGTGAAATGATTAATTCACGTATGGCAAACTCAGAATTTTCAAAAGCAGTAAAAAATATTCTGTGTTTGATGGATTCATGGTCAAGTCGTTATCGTGGTGGGATAAGTTTTTATCCTGCACCATCTGATAGTTTGTCCAATACACCATTGACTGAAGCATTGATTGCAACACAACAAATCATTAATGATTTCCGGGCAACTAACAATCTTGATATTGTTAATCTGTGTGTGGTGCATGATGGTGATGCTGATGAGATAAATTCTTATTACACACCTACAGGTCGCAATTGGTTCCGTTCAGTTTATCAGAATGTAATCTTTTGCGACAAGAAAAATAAACTTCAGATCGAAGTGCCCGAAGGTGATGATAGTGTTCGTATTGCTATCTGTAACTGGTTGACACAAACAACTGGCGTAAAGATTATTGGTTTCTATCTTGCACCCGATAATCATCTAAAGAGTGCATTGCGCCGCCGTTTGTTTACGGATGATATAAACGAGATTTTAAAAGAAACTCGTACATATGATCGTGACAATCGTTTGAGTGAAGCAATAAACAAATACGCAAATGTTTTGCGTAAAGATAAGTATCTTGAATCTAAAAATGCCGGATACGAATCATTCTTCATTCTACCTGGCGGTTCAACTTTGTCGGTCGATGATGATGATTTTGAAGCGCCTGAAAAAATGACGCAAGCATCCTTGGCTAAAGCTTTTGGTAAGTTTACTAAAGCTAAACAAGTGAATCGTGTTCTAGTGTCACGATTCATTGGCATGATAGCAGTTTGATAACATCCTACCACTTGACAAAGTGGTGGGATTCTTTTATAATGGTAGTTCCTACAGTGATGGAGAATTTATATTATGGCAACACGTGCTGAAAAACGCCAGATGTTTATCGATGCTATTCTGGCAACTGGTAAAACTCAAGTTACTACTGATGATATCCGCGATATCGTGGAACAGACTGGCCTGAAGTGGCCACAATGGTACACCAAGGACGAAACATATCGTATCAAGCGTGGTGTATTCCGTGTTCCTGGTGTCTCTACCGCAGCACCAGCCGCTGCTCCTGCTATTGATATGGCAGCACAAGTAATCAAGATGGCACCGCCTGAGCATAGCAATCACCGCATTGCAAATGTGACAACTGATCTTGAAATTGAGAATCTAATCCCTGTACAATATAGCAACTATGTGCCTTTTGGCAACTTTGCTGATGTGTTGTCGATTGTACAATCTAAACA